TTAACTGCGTGACAGGGCCATTTTAAAAATCACTAAAGATCGCCCAAGAGCACTCGCTTTCTCTAGTGTATTCAATGCGTTAAAAAATAATATCATACGTAATTCGGCAAAGTTCGTATGTGTTACAGTGTCCCAACCATGCCCCAAAATGTCCCAAAACAGACATTTCTGTCCCATACATGTCCCAAACAAATTCCACAATAGACAAGTAGTTTATTCATAAATTTACACGTAAAATCAATAATGGCTGGAAATCATTCAATACTCGCACTATCGAAAGTTATCCAGCCAACCGCAGCACGTCCTGCATACGTCGTGTCTGCGGCTTTTCTTTTTCGCTTACATTGTGTCTGGTTCTTCCGGCCACTCAATATCAGGTGCAGTTGATGTATCAACACGGTTCAGCAACACCCGATACTTCTTCCAGGCTTCCAGCAATGAGGTCTCTTCCTCCGTTGCGATTTCCAGATCTACAGCATCCTGAAGTGGCGCAATGTGCTCACTGGCTACCTGCATCAGGCTGTTTTTTGTTTCTTCCGCCTCCCGGATCCGGAACAGTTTTTCTGCTTCTGCATCTTTCACCCAGGCTGTGCCGTTCCACTTCTGAAACTCCCCTTCCGGGGATAACCAGGTAACATTTTCCGGTAACGGACCGAGTTCAGAAATAAATAACGCGTCGCCGGAAGCCACATCATAAACCGTTTTACCCCGATGATCTTCAACGAGATGCCACGATGACTCATCACTGTTGAAAACGGCCACAAAGCCAGCAGGAATATCTGGCGGTGCAATATCGGTACTGTTTGCTGGCAGACCTGTATGAGGCGGAACATATGCATTACCTTCACCAATAAATTCATTAGTTCCGGCCAGCAGATTATAAATTTTTATGGTCCGTGGTTGTTCACTCATTCTGAATGCCATTATGCAAGCCTCACAATATAGTTAAATGCGATGTTTTTGACGGTGTTTTCCGCGTTACCAGCAGCGTTAACGGTGATGGTGTGTCCATGTGAGCCAATCGCAACGGAGTGCGTATGAGCACCAATACCGACAGTATGTGCATGTGCGCCTGCGCTTGCAGCAGTGCCGGACAGCGAGTGGGTATGAGCACCATCTGATGATGTCTTCCCTGCATTACGAGTCTGGCCACTACCGCTTGTTGTGCTCATAATCCCCGCGCTTAGATTTGAAATCGCGGTATAACCATTAGGGAAAATGCTCGTGTTCGTGCCACCAAATGCACCGGAACTCTTGTGTTGGTGCGCACCGGCACTATTTGCAGTCCCGCTAACACTATGGGTATGCGCCCCAGTGTTATTCGTGGATTTAGTGCCGTAATCAAACGACGATGTGGTTTTCGTACCCAAATCCGTACTGGATGCGCTGGCGCTGTGGGTGTGCGATTTAATGCCGTCCTGTTCCTGAGACAATACGGCCCGACCACTGGCAGGTTTGCCCTTAATCGTCCAGCCACGCATATCAGGGATCACGCCTGACGGATAAGCGGCTGCAAGTTTCGGGTATGCAGATTTGTCAAAAGTCTGCCCCTGCATCAGGACATAACCAGACGGAACGGTATCTGATGGCCACGGGATTGGTGCACCGACTGGATAAAACTCTGCAGGAGGATGAGCCGAGGTGTAAAGCTGCGCCCACGGCGACCAGTTTGCGTCGGTCGTATCCCGTCGTGAACGAATAAATGCCGGAGCATGAGCACCGCTTGTACCACTCCAGCCGATGAGTAACTCACCTTCGCCAACGGCTGTCATCCCTTTCAGGTGAATGATATTTCCATACGTTGTTGGATATCCGTTGTTATACACCTCGTATAACTCAAGACCTGCTGCCCCCTGCGTATTGTCTGTCAGCGCGGCTACCCGACCTTTTGAAGCCAGATTAACTGATGATACTGCTGTTCCACCTGACGGTAGCGCCCCGATCTCTGATGCCGTTGGCTTATTTCTGGAGTTATAGTCCCTTCGCCAGCCAGGTGAATAATCTGTTCCGTGATTAATATAGGTAAACTGGGCGTTGGTTGTTCCGCCACCGCTGGATGTGGTCGGAGTGGTAATGCGGATCGTCATCGCTGACTTTATCCCCATTACTTCAATGACAGCTCCGGCGAGATGAATATTACCGCAGCCAGTATCAGTAATGATTTTATTATTGCCATAAGACCAGGAACCCTTGCACATCCAGTATGGATGGTTAAATGCTCCCTGAGAATCCAGCCACTCGATAAACTGTGCAGTCGTCCAGTTTCCTGTTGTTGTGCTTACTGACCCACCGAAGGCACGGCAGGCACCAATATTTTTCGTAAAGGTGTCTTTGCCAGGGATATCCGCACCGTTCTGATCTTTCTGCAGACGTTTCTCAGCATTGTCATTGGCTGCTTTTACTGCCTTTGGCGTTGCCGCCAGCGTTTCAGACGTGCTGTTGGTCGCGCTGCTTAGCTGGATTATCCCTTTCTGTGCTGTCGTTGCATCCTGTGCGGTGTATTTCCCGCTAGCCAGGTCATACGCGGCCTTAACGGCTTTTGGTGTTGCCGCCAGTGACTCGGAAGTGCTGTTAGTCGCACTACTGAGCTGTACTATCCCCTTTTTCGTCGTGCTCGCATCCTCAAGCGCCACGGCGGATGCAATATCCTCTGCCCGTTTTGCCGCTGTCTCAGCGCGCGTTGCTGCAGATTCCGCCGTACTTTTGCTCTGAGCTGCTGCCTTCGCACTACCAGCAGCCTCTGTCGCCTTCGTGGATGCCGTCGTGGCGCTGCCCTTCGCTGCTGACGCCTGTCTGGTCGCCTCATCTTTTGAAGCAGACGCCGATGATGCCGATGACGCCGCCGAACTGGCGGACGATGCCGCTGCCGTTTTTGAGGATTCTGCACGGGTTTCCGACGCTTTCGCGTTCGTTTCGGATGTCTTCGCTGCGGAAGCTGACCTCGCTGCTGCCGTGGCCTGCTCAGTGGCTTCGCCAGCCTTCGTTGTGGCTGTTGAAGCGGATGATGCGGCGCTTTCTGCCGATTTTCCGGCGGCGGTGGCACTGGCTGAGGCCTGCCCGGCACTTGTTGACGCGGCACTGGCAGACGACGCAGCCGCTGTTTTTGAGCCTGCCGCAGCTGAGGCGCTCTGTCCCGCTGCCGTCTCAGAAGACCTGGCGTTCGTCTCGGACGTTTTTGCCGCCTTCGCGGAATTTCCTGCCGCCGTTGCCGAGGAAGCTGCGCTACTGGCGCTCAAGGATGCGTTCGTTTCTGATGATTTCGCTGCCTCTTTTGAGGCCGCCGCATCCCGGGCTGAGGTGGCAGCTTCTGACGCTTTCGTGGTCGCGGTGGATGCAGAAGTGGCGGCTGATTGTTCTGACGCTGCGGCATTCGTTTCTGACGTTTTCGCCGCACCGGCACTGGTAGCTGCCACGCTTTTTGAGGACTCTGCAGCGGCAGCACTTTTTGAGGCTTCAGTGGCCTTTGTTGATGCCGTTCCTGCGCTGGAAGACGCTGACTGAGCCGACGAAGCGGCCTGTCCGGCTGACGTGCTGGCTGCACGTGCTGAATCTGCAGCATCAGTCGCATGGGTTGCCGCCTCACGGGCTGATGTGCTGGCATCGCTGGCTGACTTCTTCGCGGCTGCCGTGTTCTGTGCCACCGCGGACGCGTTACGCGCCACCTCTTCCACCATCAGTTCAAAACGGCGCAGTGCCTCAGGACGGGCATCATCCTCCGTCATGGCACCGAGAAAATCATTCAGCGTACCGGGTCGGGAATCTTCATACACGGTGATGGTCCCGGCATGTGACGGCGGGAATCCCTCCACCAACAGAATAACGCTGTACTGCCCGTACTCAACGTCCATGCTGTAACGCCCGGCTTCATCCGGATTTTCTGAGGCCAGCGTGTTCACCACCACCGTGGTGCTGTTACGTTTTGCTTTCAGCTGGATTGTGCAGTTCTGTACCGGTTTTCCTGTGCCGTCTTTCAGTACACCTGAAATCTTTACTGCCATATTCACCCCACAAAAAAGCCCGCCTGAACCGGCGGGCTGTCATAACACTGTGTTACCTGGCTAATCAGAATTTATAACCGACACCCACGATGAAACCGTCAGTGCGCCAGTCACCACTGCCGGAGCCTTCATAAGCAATATCAATGGCCACGGATTCGGTCGGGTTAAACTGCACGCCAGCCCCCCACGCCAGAGACGTGTTGCTGTGGCGACCGTCATCACTTCCGGTCAGCACATCGTGCTTTTTCCCCTTGTTGTCAGTTACGCGAAGATAATCCCCGGAGAAAGTCGACACACGGCTGTAAGCTACACCCGCCATCGCATACGCGCTGAACCATTCATTCACGCGCACAGACGGCCCCGCCATTACGCTGAACCAGCGGTTACGAACGGAATCTTCATGCCAGCGGGTATCGCTGTAACGGGTCAGCTGGCGATTCTTGTCTCCTGCATAGCTGAATGACGTCACCAGCCCCAGTGTGTCCGTAAACTCATAACGGTATTTCACGTTAATCCCGTTCAGATCATCGCTGCCGGGGACGTTCGTCGAGGCATGAAGATACCCCGCGCTCAGCGTGGACTGATGTTCAGACGCCCATGCAGGCGCACCGGATACGGCCAGACAAATGGCTGCGGACAAAATTGCTGCACAAACTTTACGCATAATTACCTCTCGCTTTTCTGCAATAAAAAAGGCGTCATTCCTGACGCCCTTTATTGGGGTTATAAATATTTCAACGAATACTGATGCCGGAAGCGGCTTTTTTGGTCACAATCACCGTACAGTCGGTGATATTGCCTGCCCCCTGATTGCCTTTCTGGAAAATCTTAAACTCCAGAGTGACGCTTCCCCTGCCACTCGGCATATCAATAACTGCACTGTAACTACCGGGAATGGCCCCTTTAGTTTCTCTGGATGCGATTAATACGCCGTTTTTGCGAACTTCAAAACCATAACCCGTGTATCGCGTGCCTCCTGGGTTATTTCCGCTCCCCGGATCGTCATACGCTATACCGTTAAAAATAATGGGCGGAATAATAATCTGGCGGTCAAAGTTATGATCATCGCTGATGGTGACTGTAACCGTACCGTTTGGTGTTTCCGTGTTACCCCACGTACCGACTTTTTTCGGGAAGGCTTTTGATACAGCTTTAACGAAATCTCCTCTGACCTGGGTCGCCTCCAGCATGCCCTTAATCGTACAGTTCTGGTTAATCGTGACATTGTTGAGCGTTCCTGAGTTCGCATTCACACTGCCACTGATATCCGCATTTTTCGCCGTCAGTCTCCCGTCTGATGTCAGGGAAAATGCCGGAGGATTACCGCCGCTGGTAATGGTGGGGGCCGTCAGGCGTTTCAGGAACACTTCATTCATGAATATCTGATCGCCCTGACCAACAAACATCGGCTTTGTGTTGCCATTCGCAGGATTAATCATCGCAATCCTGTCTGCTGCCAGCAGCACCTGACTCTGCATGCCGTCAGGGGTGTTCTCAATACCGGCACCGATACCCGCAATATAAAGGCGTCCGTCCTGCATCTGCTGCAGCTTCACTGCCCACATGCTGTTCAGGTTATTATTTGTATCAACCTGAACCTTCTGTATCTGCTGGATCGCTGCACTCTGGTCTTCCAGTTTCTTATTGACGGTCTGTGTTATTTCATTGCTGACATCCGTTATGGACGTCCTGATTTCAGTCAGGTCAGGCGCAAGCTGACCGTTATCAATCTGCGTCCACAGCTCCTGAGCCAGATGGGTTTTCCCTATCTCGCCTTTGAAAAAATCCAGATAGCCTGATGCATCATCACTCGGCTGACCGACAGCCTCCACGAATACCGATTTGCCAACGGTGTTCACACTGCGAACGTAAAAATAATAATCATGGCCCGGTTTGATATTGATACTGGCGGCTATCCAGTACAGTGCCGTACCAAGATAACGCGCGCTGGTTTCAACCTGCCTGATATCCGCAATCCGTTTTTCCGAGAACCAGAACTCAAACTGTACCGTCGGGTCATAAACCGCAAGATGCGGCGTGGCGGTTATCTGAAAATAGCCCGGTGTCAGCTCAATCCGAGACGGCGCTGCCGGTGCGGCAATCCGGAACGATACCGATGCCGGATCGCCCTGCTGTCCCCACGCATTTACCGCCCGGACTGTCAGCCTGTAGTTCCCCAACGCCAGTTGTGTGAAGCGGTATGTGGTTTCCGTCGTCCGGACCGTGCTGACCAGCCGCTCACTGCCGTCATCCGCTGTTACGGTCAGACGGAGCAGGAAGCTCACGCCCTTCACCACCTTCGGCGTGTCCCAGCGGGCCAGTACCTGATACTCCCCGCAGTCTGCAGTGACTTCGGCGGTCAGATGCTGCACTGCTGGCGGCGTGACACCATTCACCGTGCCGCTCTGGTCACCGTCAAAGTGCGCCCCGTTATCCACGATGGCCTCTTTCTCCGGCACATGCTGCACGGCAGTGATGGCATACGTGCCGTCGTCGTTCTCACGGATACTCACGCAGCGGAACAGGCGCTGGCGCAGCGTCGGCAGCTTAAGCCCCCACACGCTGTATTCAGCAACACCGTCAGGAACCCGGCTCACTTTTACCTTCACGCCGTCGGTGACGGACTGGACCTCCACGCTGACCGGATTGCCACTTCCGTCAACCAGGCTTATCAGCGTAGTACCGGAGGATGGCAGCGTGATTTCACGGTCGAGCGTCAGCGTCCGGGTCTGGCTGTTCACCGCCAGCACGCGCCCGCCGATGCTGATACCGGCATAGTCATCATCGCAGATTTCAATGACATCGCCCGGTACATGGCGAAGCCCTTCGGCACCCACGCTGAAGTCCACGGTCTGCGTTTCCAGCAGTTCTGTTTTAATCAGCCACAGCCCGGCGCGATGTGCCTGCCCCCGGCTGGTACAGCCAAAAGCATCCATCTTCGTGACGTTACGACCATAACGGGCAATGGCCTGCGTATCTTCAACAAGCTCTGTCGCCGTCTCCCAGCCGTTGTTCGGGTCAATCCAGTTCACCTCAACGGCATTATGGCGGTCCTTCAGGGCGCTGAAGCTGTAGCGGAACGGCGCGCCATTATCCGGCATCACCACATTACTGCGGTTATAGGTCCACACCTTATCTGATGGTCGGTCCTGCACGAACGTCAGCGTCTGCCCGTTCCATACCGGCATACAGCGCATCGCCGAGCAGAAATCACTGAGCACATCCCACGCCTTGCGCTGTGTGGTCAGGTACGCATTACAGGTGATGCGCGGCTCCGTGCCGCCAAAGCCGTCCGGCACTGACTGGTCGCAGTACTGGCCGATGACATACAGCACCCATTTGTCCACATCCGCCGCACCAAGACGTTTCCCCATGCCGTAGCGTGGATGGGTCAGCATATCCCACAGACACCAGGCCATGTTATTGCTGTATGCTGGCTTAAACGTTCCGTCCCAGATACCGCTGTATTGCCGCGTCTGCGGGTTATAGTTCGACGGCACCTGCAGAATACGCCCGCGCAGATGATAATTACGGCTCACCTGCTGGCTGCCGAACTGCTCCGAATCCACCTGTACGCCGACCAGTGCCGTGTTCGGGTAGCACTGTTTCACATCGATGATTTCGGTGTATGACGACCAGAGCGTTTTGTTCTGCAGCTGGTCTGTGGTGCTGTCCGGCGTCATCCTGCGCATCCGTATACTGAACGGGCGCGGCGGCAGGTTACCCACCACCACCGAGGCCAGATACTGCGAGGTGGTTTTGCCCTTAATGGTGATGTCTTTTTCCGTCACCCAGCCACCATTACGCTGGATCTGAACCAGCAGGCGGACTTCCGACGGATTCCGGTCCCCCTTTGAGGTGGTTTCCACCAGTGCCTGCACGCCGAAGGTAAAGCGCAGACGGTCGATGTTTGCAGACGTAATGGTGCGGGTGATCGGCGTGTCATATTTCACTTCCGTACCCAGCGCCGTCTCGGAGCCGGAGGATTCAAACCCCTCCGGCGGTGTCTGCTCCTGCTCACCGGCACGGAACACCACCGTGACACCGGAGATGTTGGTATTCCCCTCAGTGTCCAGCACCGGCGTACTGTTCAGCAGCACGCTTTTTAATCCATCCACCGGACCTTCAACCGGCCCTTCGCTGATGGCATCGATCACACTCAGCAGCTGCGTGGACTTCAGGTTGTCCTTCGCTTCGCGCGGGGTATGCCCCTTACTGCTGCCTTTACCCATTCCTCACGCTCCATAAATGACAAAACCGCCCGCAGGCGGTTTCACATAAAACATTTTGCATCAGCGACCAATCACCACAACCTGACCACCGTCCCCTTCGTCTGCCGTGCTGATCTCCTGAGAAACCACGCGTGACCCCACGCGCATTTCCCCGTACAGAACAGGCAGAACATTGCCCTGGGCAACCATGTTATCCAGTGAGGAGAAATAGGTGTTCTGCTTACCGTTATCCGTTGTCTGTGTACGGGGAGTTCTGGCTTTCGGTGCCAGCATCTGCGCCACACCACCGAGCACCATACTGGCACCGAGAGAAAACAGGATGCCGGTCATACCACCGGCCCCAATGGCTGCCCCCCATGCTGCAAGGGTGGCTCCGGCGGTAAAGAATGATCCGGCAATGGCGGCAGCCCCCAGGACAATCTGGAATACGCCACCTGACTTGGCCCCGGCGACTCTGGGAACAATATGAATCACAGCGCCATCAGGCAGAGTCTCATGTAACTGCGCCGTTAACCCGGACGTGCTGACGTCCCGCCCGGCAATCCGTACCTGATACCAGCCGTCGCTCAGTTTCTGACGAAACGCCGGGAGCTGTGTGGCCAGTGCCCGGATGGCTTCAGCCCCCGTTTTCACACGAAGGTCGATGCGGCGACCAAATCGTTGTAAATCCCCGTAAAGGCAGATGCGCGCCATGCCCGGTGACGCCAGAGGGAGTGTGTGCGTCGCTGCCATTTGTCGGTGTACCTCTCTCGTTTGCTCAGTTGTTCAGGAATATGGTGCAGCAGCTCGCCGTCGCCGCAGTAAATTGCGGCGTGATTCGGCACTGATGAACCAAAACAGCACAGCAGCACATCGCCCGGCTGTGCCGCTGACAACGGCACCTGATACAGCCCTGTGGCCTCCAGATTATCCAGATAGAGATTCTGGCCGTTACGCCACCAGTCATCCTCACGATGAAAGTCCGGCATCTCAATCCCCGCCAGATGATAAGCATCCCGGAACAGTGTGTAACAGTCCGTCACACCGTGCTCAAAGCGCCGCCCGGTGAGATACGGCACACAGCGGAACTTATGAATCGTCCCCCGGCAGACCAGCCACCACGGCAAATCACTCTGCACCTGCAGCCGCCGGTCGGCCTCACTCAGCCAGGGCAGACCACCGGGGTGGCTGTGGACCAGCGCCACAATCTCACCCTGCATTTCTGCCTGCAGCCAGTCTTCCGGCGACATACGGAAATACGCCTCCGGCTCACCGGAGATATTCACGCAGGGAAAATATCTTTCCCCCTCCGGTGTTCTCACCACGAAGCCGCACGACTCTGCTGGCGCACATCGCCGGGCGTGCGCCAGAATCGCTGATTCTGTCTCTGTCATGGGATTCACTGCGAAAGTTTGTTAATGGAAAGGAAGCCGCCAAAGTTGCCGACGTTATTGCGAAACTTACAGCCGCTCAGGCATTTGCTGCATTTATCCTTCGTGATATCGGACGTTGGCTGGTCATATTCATCCGCGACAGCCGGACCGCTATAACCGCACTCGTCACCGCGATAGGTCCAGGTGCAGGTGTTGGCCAGCATGATACGTCCCGGAAAAACAGCGCCATCCGTTTCCGTCGGCGTGGACAGTACAAAGGAGGCACTCACCGCGCTCAGTTCGCTGCACTGCTCAATGCGCCAGCGGCTGATCACCTCCTGCTCCGGATCGGCGTCACTGTTTCCGTTGACGAAGTTCACCGCATCCAGAAAACGGGCGTAAACCTTACGCCGGACCACCGTTCCGCCGACCAGACTCTGTAGATCTTCCGCCATCCCGGTGACCATACCGTACAGGTTAGAAACCATCAGCGTGGGGCGCGTACTGGTGCCTTTGCCATTCAGTTCAAAACCACTCCCCTGAATGGGATACGGCTGATACTGTCGCCCCTGCCAGGTGACCGGCTCACCTTTTTCGTTCTGCTCATTACAGAAAAAATAACGTTCTCCACCGACCTCTGTCAGATCGATTTCCCAGAGCACCACGCTGGCCGACTGCTCCGCACGGGTGCATTCATTCAGTGTTTCCTGCCGGATATCCTGCATCAGTTCACCACCTGTTCAAACTCTGCGCTGAACTCAACACGCAGCATACTGACCCGCGACGACCATTTTGCGCAGGTCACCTTTATCTGCCGCCACTCATAAGGCGGCGTCCACAGAAAGGCTTTCCAGCCCCCGTGCTCAGCCAGAAACGACTCCAGCGCCGTGGCCTCCCAACGGGGAACAGAAAGCGTCACGCTGTACGTTTTCAGGTCGGCATTCAGCCCGGCAGGCGCTCGCTGGGAATAGCCATCACCAAAGCGCACTTTCCTGACGGAAGGGGCCGAAGCCACATCCATACCGGGTTTCACTTTCCAGCGGAAGGTCTTCATCGTCCACCTCCGGAGAACAGACCACCATCGCGCATCTGTGCCTGAATTTCATCACGGGCACCCTTGCGGGCCATGTCATACACTGCCTTCATCATCTGTGGACCTGGCAGACCATTCGTACCGTCGTTCTGAATCACCACGTGATTGTTCTGATTAAAATTAATGCCTTCAGCCCGCCGCATCTGCGCCGGACTTCCGGCACCGCCCACATAACCACCTTCCGCATAGCCCCGCATCAGCCGGTAAAGATTCCCCACGCCAATCCGGCTGGTTGCCTCCTTCGTGAAGACAAACTCACCACGGTGAACAATCCCCGCTGGCTCATATTTGCCGCCGGTTCCCGTAAATCCTCCGGTTGCAAAATGGAATTTCGCCGCAGCGGCCTGAATGGCTGTACCGCCTGACGCGGATGCGCCGCCACCAACAGCCCCGCCAATGGCGCTGCCGATACTCCCGACAATCCCCACCATTGCCTGCTTAAGCAGAATTTCTGTCATCATGGACAGCACGGAACGGGTGAAGCTGCGCCAGTTCTGCTCACTGCCGGTCAGCATCGCCGCCATATTCTGTGCAATACCATCAAAGGTCTGCGTGGCTGCACTTTTAACCTGCGACATACTGTCCGTGGCGCTCTCTTCCCACTCACTCCAGCCGGACTTCAGGCCTGCCATCCAGCTCCCGCGAAGCTGGTCTTCAGCCGCCCAGGTCTTTTTCTGCTCTGACATGACGTTATTCAGCGCCAGCGGATTATCGCCATACTGTTCCTTCAGGCGCTGTTCCGTGGCTTCCCGTTCTGCCTGCCGGTCAGTCAGCCCCCGGCTTTTCGCATCAATGGCGGCCCGTTTTGCCCGTTGCTGCTGTGCGAATTTATCCGCCTGCTGCGCCAGCGCGTTCAGGCGCTCCTGATACGTAACCTTGTCGCCAAGTGCAGCCAGCTGGCGTTTGTACTCCAGCGTCTCATCTTTATGCGCCAGCAGGGATTTCTCCTGTGCAGACAGCTGGCGACGTTGCGCCGCCTCCTCCAGTACCGCGAACTGACTCTCCGCCTTCCACAAATCCCGGCGCTGCTGGCTGATTTTCTCATTCGCTCCGGCATGCTTCTCCAGCGTCCGGAGTTCTGCCTGAAGCGTCAGCAGGGCAGCATGAGCACTGTCTTCCTGACGATCGCCCGCAGACACCTTCACGCCGGACTGTTTCGGCTTTTTCAGCGTCGCTTCATAATCCTTTTTCGCCGCCGCCATCAGCGTGTTGTAATCCGCCTGCAGGATTTTCCCGTCTTTCAGTGCCTTGTTCAGTTCTTCCTGACGGGCGGTATATTTCTCCAGCGGCGTCTGCAGCCGTTCGTAAGCCTTCTGCGCCTCTTCGGTATATTTCAGCCGTGACGCTTCGGTATCGCTCTGCTGCTGCGCATTTTTGTCCTGTTGAGTCTGCTGCTCAGCCTTCTTTCGGGCGGCTTCAAGCGCAAGACGGGCCTTTTCACGATCATCCCAGTAACGCGCCCGCGCTTCATCGTTAACAAAATAATCATCCTTGCGCAGATTCCAGATGTCGTCTGCTTTCTTAAACGCAGCCTCTGCCTTAATCAGCATCTCCTGCGCGGTATCAGGACGACCAATATCCAGCACCGCATCCCACATGGATTTGAATGCCCGCGCTGTCCTGTCTGCCCAGGTCTCCAGCGTGCCCATGTTCTCTTTCAGGCGGCGGGTCTGGTCATCAAACCCTTTCGTTGCGGCTTCGTTCGCCGCCTGCAATGCCCCGGCTTCATCGCCGGAACGCTGCAACTGAGCAACATACGCAATCTGCTCCGCCGTCACGTTATGGAACTGGCGCGCCATCGCCGTCAGCCCCGACGTCGGGTCAGTGGTCAGCTTCCCGAAGGCTTCAGCGACCTTGTCCACCTCCACACCGGATGCAGAAGAGAAACGCGCCACACTCTGGCTGATGGACGCAATCTGAGCCTCACCGCTTACCCCCGCCTTAACCAGTGCACTGAGTGACTCACTGGTCTGGTTAAACGTCAGCCCTGCCGCCTGCCCGGCTCTGGACAGGACCAGCATACGATCTGCCGTCAGACCCGACTGATTACCGGAAAGGACCAGCGTTTTGTTGAAATCGGACAGGGTTGAGTTACCCTGATACCAGGCATACGCCAGCGCACCGGTCGCCACCGCCAGCGAGGTGGCCCCGACCATCGGCAGGGTGATCGCACCGGCAAGCCCCCGGAACATGGGGATCATCCCGCCGAAGGAGTCCTTCACCTGACCACCCTGTTGCAGCAGGATCAGCCACGGGCTTTGCCCGCCTGCAAGCTGCGTGGCCACGTCGGTGAACTGTGCAGGCAGCATACGCATGGCGGCTTTATACTGCCCGACGGAAATCCCCGCTTTCTGTGCAGCCAGCGCCTGTCGGCTCAGCGACTGTTCAACGACTGCCGCTGTTTTTTTCGCATCAGTTTCCGTACCGGAAAAATGACGCCTGACTCTGGCCATCTGCTCGTCAAATCTGGCCGCATCCAGACTTAAATCAACGACCAGATCGCCTACCGGTTCAGCCATACCGGACTCCTCCTGCGATCCCTTCTGATACTGTCATCAGCATTACGTCATCCTCCGTCATGTCCGCCACATCCGGGGAAGCGGGGATAACTTCATTCCCGTCCGGGCCAAAGCGGACACCTCCGGCAAGCCCTGCCGCTTTCTGCATCAGCACATCATCTTCAGGCTCTTCGTCAGCCTCGCGCCGGTTAAGCAGACTGAAATCCAGCGGATGCATATCCGGATCGCTGAAAAACAGGCTGAGCACGGTGTACGTCAGCCCGGAAAAGTGCATATCCAGCAGAACATCATGAAAATAATGGGTACTGTAAAAGCGGTGCCAGTCGGCATACTCCGTGGATGACATCCCGGCAAGCATGGCACGCCAGTCGGGTCGCCCCATCTCACGCGCCAGTTTCAGGGCAAAACTCAGCTCACCGTCGAACACTTTCCCGCAGAAACAGGCTCTGCAGGCCCGGCGTCCTCTGTCTGTTCAGGGGTATTATTCACAACAAACTCATACATACCGGACAGCCGGTACACCACGTTTTCAGCATGAGAAATTGCCTCCGTGGGCCAGGTGGTAAGCACTTCCTGCTCAATCTGTTTAACGGCTTCATTCATGGACGGCATCTGCGTCTTCTGCGGATGGTTATGCCACAGGGACATCGCCACCAGAAACGCGCCGGTTCTGATGGCGTCTTCCACAGTAAACTTCCGGTTGCTGTCTGACTCCGCCTGTTCTGCCTGCCGTTTCATCAGGGCGAGATGCTCAATACGCTGCAGGGCTGACAGTTCAGAAAGCGTGACGGTCACACCGTTATGTTCAAATGATTCGGTTTTCAGGAACATCGCTGACTCTCCGGATTAACTGGCGGTGACGGTGATTTCTGCAACCGCAGCAAACTCACCATTACCGGATACAACCGGAATGTTGACCTTGCCTGCAGCAACACCTTTCACGGTGATGGTCATACCACTGACCGACACGGTGGCTTTTGTTTTATCCGCAGACACCGCACGGAAGCTCTTGTCGGTTGCGCCTTCCGGCTGGAATGCCACGGTCAGCGTGGTGCTCTGCCCTTTCACCACCGAAGTGCTGGCAGGCGTCACGGTCATGCCGGTTGCCGCTGTTACCGTGCTGCGATCTTCTGCCATCGACGGACGTCCCACATTGGTGACTTTCACCGTGCGGGTGATCACTTCCTTCGCCGTCACCGCCTTACCGATACTGCTGACCCAGCCACGGAACACATCGACCGTGCCGTTCGGGAAGCGGATTTTATAGGCACGGGTATCGCCTTCATTAAACCACGCCAGCAGCGCCTGCTGCCCCTGCTCTCCGGGCATCCACGCCAGCGTGAAGCTGGTATCTCCGGCAGATTTCTGCCCCTGCCCGGTCGCAGTCCAGTCTGCATCTTCATCATCGAGATAGCTGTCGTCATAGGACTCAGCGGTCAGTTCGCCGGGCGTCAGGTCTTTAACTTTTGCCAGACGCGACCAGTCAACGTCTGAAAGCGGATTCGCATAAGGGTCACCGCTCCCCTTATAAACCCACAGGGTGGTCCCGGCACCTTTCACCGGCATTGTAGGATTTGGTACAGGCATAGCGTCCTCACATTTCATAGGTAATGACATAAGTCAGATCGGCTGAACTCCACAGGCCCGCATCATCGTCGCGCCGGTAGTCATAGCCGCTGGCCACCATACTGGTGATCAAATCTGACAGTGCCGGGATATCGCTCATCACCGGATAAATCCGGGACTCCATCCACGCATCCAGCTCTGAATCCGGCACCTGAGCAGGCAGGAAAACTTCGATATGCAGCTCCGCCTGCCAGGTATCGCTGTCCAGCTCTTCGCCCGTGTATTCAGCGCCGGTGAGATAAACGGCAACTGCCGGAAAATCCGCCTCATCAAAAACAGCGGGGCGACCATCAAAAAACGTCGCCCCGGTGTCATGCTTCTCCAGTGCATCCAGTACGGCTGCACGGAGTTCAGTATGTTTCATCGCTTTATTACCATCCTCAGTTGATGCTGCAGCGCATAGCCCAGCTCTTTCGGAAGACGTTCACGCCGTATCCGCTCAATATTTTGTTTAAACGCCGTGGTCAGCGGCACCGCCATCGGGATTTTCACCACATCAATGGGGTAACGGTTTTTCCCGGCCACACGCTGCATGACATGCCATCGGCCATTTTTCAGTTGCTGAATAAACGCGCCGGGAATACGACGGTTACCCACCACAAGCACGCTGCCGCCACCTTTCAGGGATGAACGCTGCCCCTTTTTACGACGCCTGCGGCGCGAAAGGACAACCTGCGCATTACCCAGCTTGATTACGGGCAAATCCCCCCGGTTAACTTTGATTCTGGCCTGCGGATTTTTGACCGTGGCCCTTTTCAGCCTGGCCCTTTCCTTTACCAGTTTCCGGCGTACCTTTGTCTCACGGGCAACCTGTGACGCCGACTGCGATATCGCGGATGAAGCAACGCGGTTAATGGCCATTGCGGCGGCACCAGGCACCGCCGTTTTGCTGATACGGCTGAGGTTTTCAATGGCCTGCTCAAGACCTTTTATGGCCATACATCCCCCTTTCAGCGGCGACGGTTAACGGCAGGCGGTACGCCCCGCCCAAGCCAGAGATGACAGCTTCCACCATCATCCGGCGAAACCCGGTCTATCCAGAAGTTTTCCTCACCGATGGTCAGCGTGTCTCCACGCCGCAGCTGCCGCACATCATCAGTCCGGACAAACAGGGACGGGCTGGAGCCTTCAACGCGCACGCCCTGTCCGGCATAGCTGATATTTTCAGGGTCATCAAAAACACCACGTATCACAGCACCGGACAGCTCACCGGATGTCATGGTGGCTGACGTTCCCATGTACCCGCGTATCGTTTCATCGGCGCGGGCAATGGCAGCATCGAACAGGTTATCGGAATCAGCCACAGCGCCTCCCGTTATTGCATTCTGGCCAGGCCATGTTCTGTCATTTCGGCTGCCACACCGGCAGAGACACGAAACGCCGTTCCCGGCAGCACAAATGCCACAGGCTCATCCCGCGTGGCGTGAAGTGCATCAGTATGCAGCGTCACCAGTGCCACGACCGTGACCAGAGCAGCCGTATCAATCACGGTATCCGGCTGCGCTGATACCACCTCATTTTCATGTCCGGTCAGCGCATTTTCCGGGCTGACAGATGTGTCCTGACCGGCAGCGTCATCCGTGTCATCAAGCTCCTCTTCCAGCTCTGCCACACGGAGCACCAGTTCTTCTTTCGTCCCCGTCAGGCTGACATCACGGTTCAGTTGCTCACCCAGCACCTGAAGACGGGCAATCAGTTCATCTTTCGTCATGGACTCCTCCACAGAGAGAAAATGGCCCCGAAGGGCCATGATTACGCCAGTTGTACGGACACGAACGCATCAGGATCAGCCAGCAGCATCAGCGGTGCTGACTGAATCATGGTGAACTCACGCGCCGGATCGCCGGTGGTCACCCAGTTTTTCGGGTAGCGGGCAGAGGCGTTAATACCTTCGCGCTGTGCGTCCGCATCCTGAATGCAGCCATAGGTGCGCAGACCGCGTGCCTGAGTGTTCCCCAGCACCATCGTGTTGTCCGGCAGGAAGTTCTTTTTGACGTCGTTTTCCACGTACTGTCCGGAATACACGACGATCGCCGTATCGCCATACATCCCCTTATAGGACACCGCTTCGCCCAGGTCTTTTACCGCTGTCTCCAGCTCGGAATGAGAGCCGCGACGGGTATCCAGCTTCTCCTTGACGGCTTTGAAGGAACGGAACAGCGCCCAGCCTTTCGGATCAAACACGATGATATTCACCACGCCGCTGGCGTTCAGCGCATAGGCTTCGATATCGTCGGTCGGGTCATACGTGGACTTGTCACGCTTGCTCCACTCCGTACCACCGGACTGTGTGATGTTGTTCGCCGCACTGCGGCCCATATCCACCTCAACCGGATCGAAGGCTTCACCGGTCATGGTGTATTTGCCCTTAAGCACAGCAGAAACTGCCTGCATCTCTTCGACCTGAGCAATGGCCAGCTCTTCGTCTCGCATGTTCTGCATGATGATGCGACGGCGGCGGTAAGCCGGGTCCGCCAGATTCTGCGGATCTTCATCCGGCAGGCGACGCAGGGTCATCTGCGGATTCACCTCATGCTTGGGTTTGACATATCCCGGCGTAAATTCAGAGGTGGAGCCGCCACGGGAACGGATAACCTCACCGGAAACAATCGGCGAAACGTACAGCGCCATGTTTACCAGTCCCGGAATTTGTGAGAGATAGACTTTCTCCGTGGTGAAGGGATAGCTCTCACGGAAAAAGAGACGCAGAAACAGCGGATCAAACTTAAATTTCTGCTCATTTGCCGCCAGCAGCTGGGCGGTTGTGTACATCGACATAAAAAAATCCCGTAAAAAAAGCCGCACAGGCGGCCTTTAGTGATGAAGGGTAAGGTTAAACGATGCTGATTGCCGTTCCGGCAAACGCGGTCCGTTTTTTCGTCTCGTCGCTGGCAGCCTCCGGCCAGAGCACATCCTCATAACGGAACGTGCCGGACTTGTAGAACGTCAGCGTGGTGCTGGTCTGGTCAGCATCAACCGCCAGAATGCCAACGGCAGTACCGTCGGTGGTGCCATCCCACGCAACCAGCTTACGGGTGGAGGTGTCCAGCATCAGCGGGGTCATTGCAGGCGCTTTCGCACTCAATCCGCCGGGCGCGGTTGCCGTATGTGCCGGGTCACTGTTGCCCAGCGGCTGGTAATGGGTAAAGGTTTCTTTGCTCGTCATAAACATCCCTTACACTGGTGTGTTCAGCAAATCGTTAACGGCATCAGATGCCGGGTTACCTGCAGCCAGTGGTGCCGGTGCCCCCTGCATCAGACGATCCAGCGCAGTGTCACTGCGCGCCTGTGCACTCTGTGGTGCAGCTGCCAGAATGCGGCGGGCCGTTTCCACGGTCATACCGGGGGTTTCGGCCAGCACACGTGCCTGTTCTTCGCGTCCGTGAGCTTCCTCACAGTTGAGGATCCCCATAATGCGGCTGTTTTCTGCCGCAACCGCAGCGGTGATCTGCGCGTTCACGTCCGGCTGCGCCGCGCTGGCGTTTTCGCCCTCCGTCGCTTGCACCACGTCAGTAACGTCAGCCTGCGAAGCAGTGGCTGAAACAGTTGTTGATTGAGTCTCTTTGGTCATTCGCCCTCCTGAGAGACGGGATTTACGTGCATCCAGTGCATCACGCATAACGGTGATCGCATCGGTGCTGTTGACAAGTTCATCAGCCAGTCCGGCATCAATGGCCTCCTGACCGCTGTACACTGCAGCCTCGGTATCCAGCACAGCCTGCACGGACAGGCCGGTATATGCCGACACCTTCTGCGCAAACATCCGGCGGGTTGCATCCATCCGGGACTGCAGTGTCTCCCGGACATCACCCGGTAGATGGCTGTAGGGGTTGCCATCCACCTTATGGCTGCCGCTGTAAATCAGCGTGATTTCCACGCCCTGTTTCTCCAGCGCAGCACCGTAATTACTGTGAGCCATCATGACGCCGATGGAGCCTGTCCGGGCGGTCTGCGTGACCAGACGCCGGGAGGCGGCGCTGGCAAGCAACTGCCCTGCACTGCAGTTCATGTCATTGGCCAGCGCCCATACCGGCTTTATGTCACGCACACGGGCGATGATGTCAGCGCAGTCAAATGCCCCTGCCACCATTCCGCCGGGCGTGTCCATATCGAGCAGAATGCCGTCCACCATCGGGTCGCTGGCAGCCTGTTGCAGACGGGCGATAATGCCGTTGTAACCGGTCATTCCCGAATACGGCTGCAGCGCCCGCGTCCGGCTGACCAGCGTGCCGGACACCGGCAGCACGGCGATGCCGTTCATGACCTGATAACTGCGGGCCTGTCGTGGTCCGTCATCATCACCGGATAACGCCAGCGTCGCGGGTGCCTCTCCGGCAACCAGGCTGTCACCGGACACCGCATCCGTCAGGCGGCTGATCCCAAGCTGGCCTGCAAGCGCACAAAAGAAAACCCGCGCATAGGCGGGTTCAAGCATCAGCGGCTCATTAAAGGCCATGCTGGCAATATGCGGGAGATTACGCAGCTCTGCTGTCACTCTTCTCCTCCTCTGTTGATTGTCGCAGCCCGGATTCAAATGCTGCAGCCGCCCAGGCGGGCGGTTTAAGACCAGCTGCGCGGCGCTCCATCGTTTCACGGACCTGCTGGGCAAAAATTTCCTGATAGTCGTCACCGCGTTTTGCGCACTCTTTCTCGTAGGTACTCAGTCCGGCTTCTATCAGCATCACCGCTTCCTGAACTTCTTTCAGACCATCGATGGCCATACGACCGGAGCCTATCCAGTCGCAGTTCCCCCAGGCACTGCGGGCTTCCTGAAAACTGAAGCGCGCTTTTGAAGGTAACGTCACCACGCGGCGAACGATGGCCTCTTCCAGCCAGCACAGAAACATCTGGCTCGCCTGACGGGATGCGACGAATTTTCGCCGCCCCATAAAGTACGCCCACGACTCGTTCGCACTGGCCCGTGCCGTGGAGTAGCTCATCTGGGCGTAATTCCGGGAAAGCTGCTCATACGAGACACCCAGCCCGGCAGCGATATACCGCAGCAGTGACTGCTCAAACACGGAGTAGCCGTTATCCGTATCCTGAGCCGTCTGCAGGTTCAGTGAGTCACCCGGCATCAGGTGCGGTACTTTTGCGCCTCCCAGCCGGACCGGCGCTGCGGCGTAATACGCGGCAATTTCACCAATCCAGCCGGTCAGCCTTTCCCGCTGCTCCTGACTGTTCGCGCCCAGAATAAAATCCATCGCTGACTGCGTATCCAGCTCACTCTCAATGGTGGCGGCATACATCGCCTTCACAATGGCGCTCTGCAGCTGCGTGTTCTGCAGCGTGTCGAGCATCTTCATCTGCTCCATCACGCTGTAAAACACATTTGCACCGCGAGTCTGCCCGTCCTCCACGGGTTCAAAAACGTGAATGAACGAGGCGCGCCCGCCGGGTAACTCACGGGGTATCCATGTCCATTTCTGCGGCATCCAGCCAGGATACCCGTCCTCGCTGACGTAATATCCCAGCGCCGCACCGCTGTCATTAATCTGCACACCGGCACGGCAGTTCCGGCTGTCGCCGGTATTGTTCGGGTTGCTGATGCGCTTCGGGCTGACCATCCGGAACTGTGTCCGGAAAAGCCGCGACGAACTGGTATCCCAGGTGGCCTGAACGAACAGTTCACCGTTAAAGGCGTGCATGGCCACACCTTCCCGAATCATCATGGTAAACGTGCGTTTTCGCTCAACGTCAATGCAGCAGCAGTCATCCTCGGCAAACTCTTTCCATGCCGCTTCAACCTCGCGGGAAAAGGCACGGGCTTCTTCCTCCCCGATGCCCAGATAGCGCCAGCTTGGGCGATGACTGAGCCGGAAAAAAGACCCGACGATATGATCCTGATGCAGCTGGATGGCGTTGGCGGCATAGCCGTTATTGCGTACCAGATCGTCCGCGCGGGCATTGCCACGGGTAAAGTTGGGCAACAGGGCTGCATCCACACTTTCACCCGGTGGGTTCCACGCCCGCAACTGCCCACCAAATCCGCTGCCACCGCCGTGATAACCGGCATATTCACGCAGCGATGTCATGCCGTCCGGCCCCAGAAGGGTGGGAATGGAGGACGTTTTCATACATAAAATCCTGCAGGTCCCCTGCGTCGCTGTGTCATGCCGGTCTGCACTTCCAGCTCCGCAATGTATTTTTTCAGGTCAGACACGGAAGTGGCCGTAAACTCCACTCGCCGTCCGTCTTTCTGTACCGTTGCCACCCGTTTTCCTGTCATCAGGTCATGCAGTGCCGCACGGGCAGCGGCAAGTTCTTCCTGTCGCGTCATTCATCCTCTCCGGATAAGGCACGGGCGTAATCTGCCAGTGTTTTCTTGTTGGTTGCTGCACCATCCTCTTCCTGCAGGCTCGCCAGCAGTGCACTGAGATCCAGCTGCCAGCGGGAAATACTGATGCGCAGCGCCGCCAGCGCATAAACGAAGCAGTCGAGCGCCTCATTGCGTCGCTTTTTGCTGTCCCACAGTATTTTTTTCCTGCCATCCACCCATTTTTCGACCTGCTCTTCAGCAGTCAGCTGCTGCGCTTCGGTCAGATCAAAAATATCCGGGTTATTCGGGAAGTGAACGGCACCGGGAAGCGGTTCATCCCCTTCCGGCGTCAGTGTGAAGCGGTTATAAATCTGCTCTTTCGCGGTATCCGTACCGATTTCGGTAAGGTAAACCCCGTTTTTGTTTCGCTTACGTGGCATGCTGGCCACCGGCTTTCCGTAGACGGATGCCCCTTTAATGGGGATCACCCGGAACAGCCCATGTTTTTTCGAGCGTTCATACACAATGGTCGGGTCAATCCCGCCAGTATCCCAGCAGATACGGGATATCGACATTTCTGCACCATTCCGGCGGGTATAGGTTTTATTGATGGCCTCATCCACACGCAGCAGCGTCTGTTCATCGTCGTGGCGGCCCATAATAATCTGCCGGTCAATCAGCCAGCTTTCCTCACCCGGCCCCCATCCCCATACGCGCATTTCGTAGCGGTCCAGCTGGGAGTCGATACCGGCGGTCAGGTAAGCCACACGGTCAGGAACGGGCGCTGAATAATGCTCTTTCCGCTCTGCCATCACTTCAGCATCCGGACGTTCGCCAATTTTCGCCTCCCACGTCTCACCGAGCGTGGTGTTTACGAAGGTTTTACGTTTTCCCGTATCCCCTTTCGTTTTCATCCAGTCTTTGACAATCTGCACCCAGGTGGTGAACGGGCTGTACGCCGTCCAGATGTGAAAGGTCACACTGTCAGGTGGCTCAATCTCTTCACCGGATGACGAAAACCAGAGAATGCCATCACGGGTCCAGATCCCGGTCTTTTCGCAGATATAACGGGCATCAGTAAAGTCCAGCTCCTGCTGGCGGATGACGCAGGCATTATGCTCGCAGAGATAAAACACGCTGGAGGGGTCATCCGGCGTCCATTTGAGGCCAAACGGCGTCTCTTTGTCGCCAAATTTAAGATACTGCTCCTCCCCGCAGTGCGGGCAGGCAACATGAAAACGCATAAAATGCGGGGATTCACTGGCTGCACGCTCAATCTGGCAGGTGCCTCTCACTTTGGGCGTGGAGCCACGGATGGACTTTGGCCAGACCGAGCCTTCAATACGTTTGTCGCCAAGGAACGTCGGAGAGCCTTCCTGTTCAATATCCTCATCAAAGGCAGCAAGTTCATCATAACCCGCCACATCCACCGACTTTTCACGGTAGTTTTTTGCCGCTTTACCGCCCAGGCACCAGAAGCCACGCCCATTAGTGAAACGCTTCATGGTGAGCGTGTTATCCCGGTGCTTTTTGCCATACCACGGGGCCAGCGCCAGCAGCGACGGAATATCACGAATAGTCGGCTCAACGTGGGTTTTCATAAAGTTCTCGGCATCACCATCCGTCGGCAACCAGATAAGGGTGTTGCGCTGCTTATGCTCTATAAAGTAGGCATAAACACCCAGCAGCATTTTGGAATAACCAACACGGGCAGACTTCACCACATTCACCTCGCGGATGTAGTCGCTGCCCATCGCATTCATGATGGCCCGCTGAAAGGGCAGTGTTTCCCAGCGCCCTTCCTGGTATGCGGATTCTTTCGGGAGATAGTAATTGGCATCCGCCCATTCAACGGCGGTCTGTGGCTCCGGCCTGAACAGTGAGCGAAGCCCGGCGCGGACAAAATGCCGCAGCCTGTTAACCTGACTGTTCGATATATTCACTCAGCAACCCCGGTATCAGTTCATCCAGCGCGGCTGCTTTGTTCATGGCTTTGATGATATCCCGTTTCAGGAAATCAACATGTCGGTTTTCCAGTTCCGGAAAACGCCGCTGCACCGACAGGGGGATCCCGTCGAGAATACTGGCAATTTCACCTGCGATCCGCGACAGCACGAAAGTACAGAATGCGGTTTCCACCACTTCAGCGGAGTCTCTGGCATTTTTCAGCTCCTGTGCGTCGGCCTGCGCACGCGTAAGTCGATGGCGTTCGTACTCAATAGTCCCTGGCTGGAGATCTGTCTCGCTGGCCTGCCGCAGTTCTTCAACTTCCCGGCGCAGCTTTTCGTTCTCAATTTCAGCATCCCTTTCGGCATACCATCTTATAACGGCGGCAGAGTCATAAAGCACCTCATTACCCTTGCCACCGCCTCGCAGAACGGGCATTCCCTGTTCCTGCCAGTTCTGAATGGTACGGATACTCGCACCGAAAATGTCAGCCAGCTGCTTTTTGTTGACTTCCATTGTTCATTCCACGGCCAAAAACAGAGAAAGGAAACGACAGAGGCCCAAAAGCTCGTTTTCAGCACCTGTCGTTTCCTTTCTTTTCAGAGGGTATTTTAAATAAAAACATCAAGTTACGACGAAGAAGAACGGAAACGCCTTAAACCGGAAAATTTTCATAAATAGCGAAAACCCGCGCGCCTGCCGCCCCGTGGAAGGCCTCCCCACCGGAAGGACCCACACAAATGAGAGCATTTATCATTAACATTTACAGATAAGATGACGTACATCATTGAAACGCCATTCAGCCATATACCGGCAGCATTCGTAGTTGCACTCCGTAACTCTGCGACTAAGGTTAAAAACATGGCCCTCTTTTGCCACCGGCAAATCTTCAATGGATTTCCCCTGCCGGTTTTTTATTTTCGTCGATGCATAACATTGCATTTACATCAATAGCGGCTATTGTCATTAGTATGTTGCATCAATGCATGGGTGGTATTGGCGGTCTTCGCCGGCCGCTTCTGTGTAGCTGCTCCCTGTGACCGGTTTTTTATTTCTCACATTACAGCAACCCCTTAGAGTGAAGGGCTGCTGTAATGCCTGTTACTCAGTAACTACCGCACCTTACGGTAATTTCATGAAGGCAAATACCGGACAGTCCGGATGACGAGCATCTTCTGTTGCTTCCAGCATTGACTCACCAAACCACTCCGTCGTGGCGCGACCGTCAGCTGCTTTGTAGTGGATCAAGTACTGGTTTTCGCCATCCGCATACTGCGCACGGGCTTTAACCTCACCCCATTCATCACTGATGCGCATCTCCACCAGTTGAGACAACTCAAACTTAAACGGAGCAGCATCAGCACCAATTACAATCGGTTTGTTTTCTGTTTTTTTCCATCATCGTCTCCTGATATCGAAGCCCGTCGCCGCACCGGGCACTGATCAACATTTGAGTATTCGCGGCGACAGAAAGAATTTATTTTATTGAATAGCCACTAACACAGAATTTCATGCTTTCCGGACGCTGGCGCACCCTTCATTTTTCAGCAAAATATTCCGCTATTACAGATGATCAGTTCTGCAGACACTGCCGAACGCCATCGATAAGCTGGCAGACCTGAGAAGCCGTATCGAAAAGCTGGCGCGCCTTATCCAGGCTGACGCATCCCACCAATAAAAAAGGCACCAGTATCGCTACCAGTGCCCATTTCGCCGCCGTTCGCGGCATTCTGTGTGTCCAGTGTTTTCTGCTCATAACACACCTGGTTATCAGCGTTTCAACTGAAAGTGAGGCCCGTCTTTCAGTGTTTTCCAGTCCCCACCCCATTCGATGGCAGTTCCCAGCTCTGCGGCAGCCTGCTTAAATGCCTGCGCGATTTTCTCGTACAGAGGCCAGTCCCATGACACCTGGCTGCCAATGTAGGCCACAACATCCACCGCATCACCTGTAAGGTGGCGGCTGTTCATGGTCTGGCTTTTCCCTGCCGCTACCAGCTGTTTCTGGCGATACTTACTGCGCAGACCTTCCGTGATACCAAAATCAACCTCCGTCAGCTCCAGCGCACGGCGAACGACAGCAACCAGCTGTGGTTTGACGCCCTCCAGATTTTTTTCACTGCGACGGCTGAATCTGAATTTACCCGGCATCATATTCACCTCAACAATGGAAAGATTTTTGTGACGTTCCCGCGTGCGCGTATCACCAGCACGCAGAACAGCAGGTTAAAAAACACTTCCAGCCAGCCCGTTGCTAACGGGCGACCACACAGATAGCTGAGGGGCGCAAAGGCATACAGCAGCATCAGCAGCCAGGCCAGCCATGACATCAGCGGTTTGTGTCTGGAGTCACGACGACGATAAAAAAAGAGCGTCAGCACGATAACCGTGCATAACGCCACATTCAGCAATCCGGGAAGGTTACTTAACATTGCCGCCTCCTCCACCCCGCAGGCGGGAGAACACACCGGACACCAGTGATGCAATATCCTGCTGGTGGATGAACGACAGAATCTTCACCGACACCACCGATACCAGCACCGCACACAGCGCATCTGCCGATGTACCGTCATACCCTGTTGTTGATGCAATCCAGGCTGACAGCACGCGCGCCCCCAGCACGCCGACGATAAACGACACCAAAAAATGCGCCACCACGCGCCAGACTGAAATCTTCTGCGGCATCGTTGCCACAAATAACGCCCCGGCGAACGCACCAAACACAATCCCGAAATCCGTTCCGGTAAACAGCCCGAATACCGTCGCCCCGCCGAGCGCCGCAGCCGTGCCGGAACCGGATAAGGGTTCAGACATACTTTTTTCTCCTGTAAATAAAAAAGGGCCACCAGCGGCCCGTAAAAACACCCCGTCAAAGGCACCCGCAGATGCCTTTTGTGTGGTGTTATTCAGATTTACGCAGTAAAGGCCGGAGCACGACCAGCGCCATCGCCACCAGCACACCATCTGCCAGCACCGACATCAGCCGTCCGGTGAAATCCACCGCCACTACCAGAAACAGCAGGATGGCAGCCAGCACAAGGCGCGCACTTTTCACAGGTACTGCTCCAGCGGTAGCTGAAGCGCCTGCGCAATTTTCTTGAGCTGTGTTTCTTCATCCGGACCAATGCCATCCTGGTCAGCGATATCCAGACACAGGCACAGCACATTAACTGCGTCATCAGTACCTGCCACGTCAGCCAGCTGACGAAGGGCTTCAGCATTGGCAGAGCGCGGCGACGCTTCATAACGGGCGCGGATATTTGCACTCATTTGTGCAATCTCACCGGAGAACGGCGCAAAGGCAGGAAGTGCTGCAATGGTTTTCTCCAGTACCGCGACTTCTTTCGCGTCACAGGTGTCGTCAGCATATGCAATGGAATACGCGCCCCAGACGGTCGCCTCCACTGCGTCGCGGTTCTCCATCTTCTTCACTTCGGTAATGGCCTTGCGGGTTTTCTTTTTGAAAATACCAAACATCGTGACTTTTCCTTTTAGTGGGTGAGCCTGCGCCCGGGGGTGACCAGCCCACAGAGAAAGTCACACTGACCATCCCGTAAGCTCACCCCTGAAAGGCTCTGTGGTTTTTGATGTGCGCCGGGCGTGGCGCAAAGAAATGAAATAAGACTTACCTGAAATTAAGGTTAATCTGAGGATTTAAACCATTTTTAAAGCTTAGTAATATCAACTCGTCTCCTGAAGGAGACAGATACTTATGATTCTTCATGGACTTTGTCCCGCGGCGTTAATCCGACGGCCGCGCTTTTTTTGCGCCATATTCATCGCTAACTTACATGGCATTGCCACACGGGCATTATCAGTGTCCGTGTTTCTTTTTTTAGGGTTCAGAATAAAAAAAACCGCCCGGTGGAGGCGGTAAAGGATGTATTTCCAGGTTTTGCTTAGTATATGATTAATCTCAATGTCATTTTTAGCGATGTTTACAACATCGGGATGACACATCACCGACCCTGTCAGGAAATACAAAATCTCCACCGACAATGCGCCATTCCGATGTTATAAAAAATCAGCACTGATACCGTAATAAATAACATTCATTACAGGACGGGATGTAGTAAGGAGTCAGGGTAAAACAAAAACATCCCACACATATAATGTGTCAGTGCCTAACACAACCTAGCATCTATTGTCCTCGGCTGGAGCGGGTAGCGGGAATCGAACCCGCATCATCAGCTTGGAAGGCTGAGGTAATAGCCATTATACGATACCCGCATATGGTGCCGACTACCGGAATCGAACTGGCGACCCGGTGATTACAAGTCAGTTGCTTTGTCTGCTAAGTTAAATCGGCAACGGTTCCTCGGAAAAAATAAAACGACCGATATATGCATTATTTCCCTGTCATCTCCTCGGAACTGACTATTGATATTAATGAGGGCAAACACTATTTCAATAAACATAGTGTCAATATTAGTAAATATATGTATAAATTTCTATCACTCGTGATTGATTACAAATAATCACACACATATTTAACTATTTTCTTTTATTTCGCTTACAGTCTGGTTAAATCTCTCTTCTTCCTGCTCCACACCTATTGCATGCCGTCCCAGCGATAATGCTGCTTTTATTGTTGATCCCGACCCCATAAAAAAATCAGCAACCAAATCTCCCGGATGGCTGCTGGCGGTAATTATCTGACGCAACATATCCGCCGGTTTCTCACAGGGATGTTTGCCGGGGTAATACTGCACAGGCTTGTGCGTCCAGACATCCGTATACGGAACAGCTGCCGATACGGAAAAATAACGCCGCAGGGATTTGTACTCTTCCAGCAGGCTGGCATATTGCCGGTTCAGTTCACTGTATGTGCTGACCAGCTGGTGGTGCGGCTTTTCCAGTTCACCGCGTTGATGTTTTTCTGCTGCAACACGCGCAAACAACGCCTGTAATTTCAGATAATCGCCTTCGTTCGGCAACTGCCACTGACTGATACCAAACCAGTGCGAAGCCATGTTTTTCTTTCCGGTGACTTCCGCTATCTGTTTTGACGTTATACCCAGTGATTCACGCGCATCACGAAAGTAAGAAATCAGCGGAGCCATCACGTGCTGCTTAAGCTCGCGCCCCTTTGCCGCATAGCCGTCATTTTTTGGCTGATATGGCCCCTGATAATGTTCAGCAAACAGAATGCGTTCTGTTGCCGGAAAATACGCCCGCAGGCTTTCCTTGTTGCACCCGTTCCAGCGCCCGGACGGCTTCGCCCAGATAATATGGTTCAGCACATTAAAGCGCTCACGCATCATGATTTCGATATCAGATGCCAGGCGATGACCACAGAACAGGTAGAGACTTCCGGCAGGTTTCAGTACCCGCCAGAATTGCGCCAGACACTGATCCAGCCATTTCAGGTAATCATCGTCGCCCTTCCACTGGTTATCCCAGCCCTCGGGCTTCACTTTAAAGTATGGCGGGTCTGTGACTATCAGATCGACAGAGTTTTCCGGTAAGGTCTGGATAAATTCCAGGCAATCAGCGTTGATTAACTCACAACTGGATATTTTTACAGTATTAGCCATAGATCAATAAGCACTTCTCTGATAGGCTCATACCGCTTTTGCGCAAAGCAGATGGGCCTGAGGTTTGCTTGTGACCCCAACGCATGAGCAGATGGCTGGCAGGTGCCGCTAACACCCACCAGCCGCCCATTACCACAAATTAAAAAGCCTTCACTGCGGAAGGCGTCTGTAACAACCGAACTGATAATCTGCCAGACCCGCCATAACAAGCTGAGTCAGTATTAACTGGCAGCGTTCGCGTGAAAGGTAAGTATTCTGCGCAATTTCCCCGACGGTCGCTGGTTCGGTGACACTTAATTCATTAAATACCACTCTGGCGGTTTCGGTCATATCCTGCTGTTTTAGCATGTCTTTTTCCTTTTCTGGTTAACGTGACATACCAATAACTCTTGTCTAAAAAGCCAGCAAGCTGAAAGACCGGTATTCGCAACCACCAGCGCATTTAACGTCCTGTACCGCTTTTCGGGCACAAAAAAAACCGCTCATCGGCGGGTTTAAGCTGTGTGACGTAGTAATCACTCTTAACATCATATTTAAATTTTTACGTACGTAAACCTGTACGTATAACTTTATATTATAAAAATGCAACAACTATAATATTTTAGGGAAGGTGCGAATAAGCGGGGAAATTCTTCTCGGCTGACTCAGTCATTTCATTTCTTCATGTTTGAGCCGATTTTTTCTCCCGTAAATGCCTTGAATCAGCCTATTTAGACCGTTTCTTCGCCATTTAAGGCGTTATCCCCAGTTTTTAGTGAGATCTCTCCCACTGACGTATCATTTGGTCCACCCGAAACAGGTTGGCCAGGGTGAATAACATCGCCAGTTGGTTATCGTTTTTCAGCAGCCCCTTGTATCTGGCTTTCACGAAGCCGAACTGCCGCTTGATGATGCGAAACGGGTGCTCTACCTTGGCACGGATGCTGGCTTTCATGTATTCGATGTTGATGGCCGTTTTGTTCTTGCGCGGATGCTGCTTCAAGGTTTTTACCTTGCCGGGACGCTCGGCGATCAGCCAGTCCACATCCACCTCGGCCAGCTCCTCGCGCTGTGGCGCTCCTTGGTAGCCGGCATCGGCTGAGACAAATTGCTCCTCTCCATGAAGCAGATTACCCAGCTGATTGAGGTCATGCTCGTTGGCCGCGGTGGTGACTAGGCTGTGGGTCAGGCCACTCTTGGCATCGACACCAATGTGGGCCTTCATGCCAAAGTGCCACTGATTGCCTTTCTTGGTCTGATGCATCTCCGGATCGCGTTGCTGCTCTTTGTTCTTGGTAGAGCTGGGTGCCTCAATGATGGTGGCATCCACCAAAGTGCCTTGGGTCATCATGACGCCTGCTTCGGCCAGCCAGCGATTGATGGTCTTGAACAATTGACGGGCCAGTTGATGCTGCTCGAGCAGGTGGCGGAAATTCATGATGGTGGTGCGATCCGGCAGGGCGCTATCCAGGGATAATCGGGCAAACAGGCGCATGGAGGCGATTTCGTACAGGGCATCTTCCATGGCACCGTCGCTCAGGTTGTACCAATGCTGCATGCAGTGAATACGCAGCATGGTCTCCAGCGGATAGGGCCGTCGGCCATTGCCCGCCTTGGGATAAAACGGCTCGATGACAGCGGTCATATTCTGCCATGGCAGAATCTGCTCCATGCGGGAGAGGAAAATCTCTTTTCGGGTCTGACGGCGCTTAGTGCTGAATTCACTATCGGCGAAGGTGAGTTGATGGCTCATGATGTCCCTCTGGGATGCGCTCCGGATGAATATGATGATCTCATATCAGGAACTTGTTCGCACCTTCCTTAGATATTTTAGATATTTTAGATATTTTAGATATTTTAGATATTTTAGATATTTTAGATATTTTAGATATTTTAGATATTTTAGATGTTTTAGATGTTTTAGATGTTTTAGATGTTTTAGATGTTTTAGATATTTTAGATATTTTAGATAAATACTGCATTGAAAATTATCACCAATATTTAACACCACACATAAATGTGATATTGATCACACTATAAACCCTTAAATAAACCCCATATCTTGAAATAACAGTACCGATTAGATGTATATTTAAGTTGCAGCGACATCATTTTTTAATAATAGTTCCCAAAAGGACTAAGGATTCATAATGAAAAAATTAACAGTGGCAATCTCTGCTGTAGCAGCATCAGTATTGATAGCTATGTCCGCTCAGGCAGCTGAGATTTATAACAAAGACAGCAATAAATTAGATCTGTACGGAAAAGTTAATGCCGGGCACTACTTCTCCTCTAACGATAAACACGATGGTGACAAAACTTATGCTCGTCTGGGATTCAAAGGTGAAACCCAAATCAACGATAAACTGACTGGTTTCGGTCAGTGGGAATATGAATTCAAAGGCAACCATGCTGAATCTCAAGGTTCCTCCGCAGACAAAACCCGTCTTGCGTTTGCTGGTCTGAAATTCGGCGACTACGGCTCCATCGATTATGGTCGTAACTACGGTGTAGCATACGATATCGGTGCATGGACTAACGTTCTGCCAGAATTCGGTGGCGATACCTGGACTCAAACAGATGTATTCATGACTGATCGCACCACAGGTGTTGCAACTTATCGTAACAACGACTTATTTGGTCTGGTTGATGGTCTGAACTTTGCTGCTCAGTATCAGGGTAAAAATGACCGCACTGACGTAACTCAAGCTAATGGTGATGGTTTCGGTTTCTCCACTACTTATGAGTATGAAGGATTCGGCGTAGGTGCAACCTATGCTAAATCTGACCGCACTAATAATCAGGTTATCTACGGTAACAACAGCCTGAATGCATCTGGTCAAAATGCTGAAGTATGGGCAGCTGGTCTGAAATATGATGCGAGCAACATCTATCTGGCTACTACCTATTCTGAAACCCAAAACATGACTGTTTTTGGTAAAAACCATATTGCCAACAAAGCACAAAACTTCGAAGTAGTTGCACAATATCAGTTCGACTTCGGTCTGCGTCCGTCCGTTGCTTACCTGCAATCTAAAGGTAAAGACCTTGGCGTTTTTGGTGACCAAGATTTAGTCAAATATGTTGATGTAGGTGCAACCTATTATTTCAACAAAAATATGTCAACTTTTGTTGATTACAAAATCAACCTACTTGACAAAAATGATTTCACCAGAAATCTTGATATAAACGCCGACGATATTGTTGCTGTCGGTATGGTTTACCAGTTCTAATTTTTTTATTAACAAGATATGTTGTGAGGAGATATTTATCTTCCACAACATGTAGGTGATGCCCTCACATCACTGCATTCAGAAAGACATTTTTGTCTTTTCTTTTTAACCTTCTGTTATTTATTACCCTAAACTCTTGGGGCGTTTTTGCGCCCCTTTTTTATTCAATTTTGCCAGCAAACGTTAGTCAATAACACCTAACAACTTCGCGATCCATCTCGAGACGAACATCCAATGCCATCAACATTCCTTCGACTATTCCTTCAGCCTTCTGAAGTTTTTTTCCTATATATCCATCAGAACAATGATGCTTACAGGCCAGTGCCATGAACGTCATACCAACCACATAATAATCTATCAGCAAATCATGCAAATCACTGTTGTTCTTTTTCAGACGAGCCATGCAACCACAGATAACCATTGCGTCATCATCACAACATTGCGGGCGTGACTTAACCTTTGACGGAATCAGTCCTTTGAATCCCGCAGCAATCGGTGACCAGGTAACATCCTCGTGGTTATTTGCCACCCATGCCCCCCAACGCTCAAGAACCATCTGGATATCACGCATCAGCGCAGTACCTCCTGCACCAGCTTTTCAAACTTCCCAACCTTGGTTTCCAGCTCTGCCACACAGTCCACCAGCTCATCCACTGCTTTTTGTGCGCGATGTTTTGCTTGCATCAGTTCCCTGAGCGCTGGCACCATATCCCGACGAATGGCATCTTTTGTTACACCTGTTTTTTCCAGTTGTTCCGCCTGTCGCAACATTTCCTGTGCCTGTTTACGTAATTGTTCAGGGGTAAAAGTCATTGTCTGGTTGTTCAAAAGAAACGCTCCATCTTACTGCTGTCAGTTCGTTTGTTGCTGTATCTGCGCGGCTGAGGCTGCTGCATTGGGGTGGAAAGAATCTGTGCGCTTTCCTGATCCACAGGCAGAAAATGTCCGTTATAAAAACGCCGATAAATCGTCCCCAGAGAACCGTTACGTTGTTTCGTGATATTGATTTCTGCGATGCCCCTGGCCTGCGTATCCGGGTTGTACACTTCATCCCTGTAAAGCATCAGAATGATGTCTGCATCCGCCTCTATTTCTCCGGAATTTTTCAGGTCTGAGTTCATGGGGCGTTTATTGGGTCTGGACTCCACACCGCGGGAGAGCTGGCTCAGCGCAATCAACGGAAAACCACCGGATTTTGCCAGGCCTTTAAGCCCCTTTGAGATTTCACCCACGGCAAGGTCATGACGCCCCGTGGTTCGGGTTTTTATCAGTCCGAGATAATCAACCACCACCAGCGCCGTTTCCGGATGTTTAATCAGGTGGTGTTTCGTTGTTGCGCATATCTCGTCAATGGTCAGGTTCGCCTGGTCCACCATCCAGATATTGCGCCCGGTCATCCGCCCCACTCCTTGTGAGAAACGTGCCCAGTCTTCGTCTTCAAAGTGAGTGACAGATTTCAGGCGTGATACCGGCATTCCTCCAGCCGCAGATACCATGCGTTCACCAATCTGGATGTTCGCCATTTCCATTGTGAACAGAAGAACACCATGCCCCTGCTCAGTCACCTTGTCGATGATATCCAGCGCCAGTTCGGTTTTGCCCATCGAAGGACGTGCAGCAATAAATACCAGGTCGCCAGGCTCCATGCCGCCCGTTTTTGCGTCCAGTTCATCAATACCGGTCATCAACGTTCTGGATTTTTCCAGTCCCTGATTCCGGCATTCAACACGCTCAACCACTTCCGGAAGCACATCATCAATATGTACCGGCTGAATAACGCCCTTTTCCGTCGACAATGAGGCCATCATGTTCTGCGCATCCTTCAGGGCATCTTCAGCTGCTTCACAGGTATGCGCATCACGTAATTTCTGCAGCGCCTCATTCAGTGTTTTTTCTGCATCGCGCAATGCGGCATTGCGTCGCAACGCTGCAACATAGTGCTCCAGTGAAGACTTCACCCAAGTTTTACGCCCAGTATCAGTAATCACCGGAGCAAGTTCCGGCATCTCATTGCACAGCAGCACAGGATCAATCACACCTGAAACACGAGCCTGTCTGCAGATGCCTGTGTAGATATCCCTATACGCTCGTACAGAAAAAACGTCCGCAGGTAGTGTGGCCAGAATATCCATCACTTCAGGATCTGCCCCACGCAGAAAGAACGCGCCAATGACAGCGCCTTCCAGGTCATCGTTACGCCAGACTGGGGTTGTCATGCAGCCACACCTCTGATACGAGAACGGTAGCTGGGCCAGTTGAACGACAACCAGTTGCGCCCCCCGTCTGTGATCCTGTCGGCAATGCGGGGGCTGATGAACACCCACAACTCTTCCGGTGAAAGGTTGCTGATCAGAATGGTGGGCAGGATACTTTCGTACCGGGCATTGATAATTTCCTGCAAAATAGCCATTTCAGCCGCGCTGCCAAACTGAACACCAACTTCGTCGATGATCAGCAAATCCATTGACGCATAATGCTCAATAACTTCATCCGCTGTTTTTTCGCTGTCATTCCGCCAGCAGTTTTTCACAGCACGGGTAAGGCGCATCACGTCGGTGATCTCCACACTGGCCAGATAGTTACGGATGATGTGTTTTGCCATTGATACCGCCAGATGATTTTTCCCGGTTCCGCAACTACCAGTCATAACAAGACTGGTACCGTTCTCCAGCATATCTGGCCAGTTCTCCGCATAGCGGCGACAGGCCGCAAGATTTCTGGCTGCGTCAGGATTAACCTCCAGATAATTATCAAACTCGCAGTCCCGAAAACGCAGGGCAATTCCGGCGTTATCAGTCAGCTCTTCCGCCTTGAGGGACGACAGCTCCATGGTCAAATCGTTGGCCTCAGCGATCAAGCAGTCAGGGCAGCATGAAATTTTTTCTCTGTCCTCGCCATTACGATCGCTCCACACCAGTATATGCGTACTGTATTTACCGTGTTTTTCGCAATATCCGCGGCCTTCACGCATCAGGCAGGAACGATAAGGCCATGGCTTTTCGCCCTTCTGAGCAAATGCAATCTCTGCCCGTAACTCATCCATTCGCGCCTGTAGTCTTTTTTGTTGTTCACGCAGGTTAAACGTCATCATCGCTGTCACCTCAGAATGTCAGTTTGTCACTGGATTTACCGAATTTGTCAGACATGGCTCCCAGGCCAGCCAGGACATCGACCTGTCGCTGTCGCCCACCTCCGGGAGCGGCTGGCTGTTGCCAGAATTCTTCGAAGTGACGATCGGGTCCAAAGAACGTCGCGGCCTGCTTCACGAACTGTGTGCCGGTATTTCCTGTAGCACGTACCCAGGCGGCATAACGTCTCACACCATCAAGCATGGTCTCCGGTTTTATTCCCTCCCTGATACGGGCTTTCCAGGCTTTGAAGGCTGCTGACTTGGAATTGCCACCAGCACGTTTGGGATATTCCTGCCAGGCCTGTTCAAATTCCGGTGAATATTCCTGTCGGGCAGAGCGCGCTGGTGCAGACGCGTCAGCGGGTGCGCCAATTGTTGGTTCATTGACTGGTTCTTTGACTGGTTCAAAAGAGTGACTGGTTCTGGGTGAATCTCCTGCACTACCCCCTGGTGCAACTCCTGCACCACCTGGTGAATTTGCTGCACTAGGTAGTGAATTATTTGCACTACCCCCTGGTGAATCTTTTGCACCATCAAGACGAAGAAGATAAATATTGCTCGAGTTCCCTTTTTCACCTTTCCGGGAAACTTTTTTTACCAGTCCGGATTCACAAAGAGCCGTAATATGATTCATCACAGAACGTTTGCTAATCTCGCACTGATCAGCAATATGCTGATAGCTGGGCCAGCACTCGCCCTGATCGCTGGCATTATCAGCCAGCTTAATCAGAACCAGTTTTCGCAACGGATTTCCCACGCGAATTTTCATCGCTTTCACCATCAGCTCCATGCTCATAACACACCTCCCAGGCGTTTAAACATTTTTCCGGACTGAAACGCCATCAACGGATAGCTAATGGTGTAGTTACGCCCCAGTAATTCACACACGACTTTCTGGCTTTCGGTGCTGACCAGGCAAACCCGCAGAACGTGACCGTTGCTGGTGGCGAACCACTGCCCCACACGGGGGCAACGGTTGTATCGGTGATACAGGGAATTAACGATGCGGCGAATCATGGATGTACCTCCTGCACATCAGCCATGAGCATTTTACTGGCTGTTTCCAGCGCCTGGTCGGCGCTAATTTGCATGACAGCCAGTGAATGAGGAACGAAAGTCCCGGCATATTCTGTTTCACTGGTGGCGTGCTTATGCGCCCTGTCTGCAATAACAGAGATGTCAATAAGCGCATCCATCAGAGTTTTAATTACCGTAACAGTGGTATCTGAATAATGGTTATTACACATGACGCGCCTCCCGTTGATTACAGCGGAAAGCAGTGTGAGTCAGGCTGGTTTCGGCCTCATGAAATGCTTCAATACAGCTCTCGTAGTACCGCATTGTGCGCAGACTTAACCCAAGCTGAAGCATCATCAGACCATCAAGGGTGATGTAATAACCACGCAGGGAATCGCCATACACGTGGTAAGTACCCGGAATGAAATTACGGGAGAAGAATTCACGTGAGCAGTTCAGATACTCGATTTTGTCGACGATGTTCTGGTGCATGCGCTTAAAGTGGCAGGCAACATGCAGGGAGAAAATAACAGCTTTGCCGTTGACGACTTCGATTTTCAGGTATGGGGAAGTTGGGACTGTAGCCATGATGGCAGCCTCCGTATGCAATGGATAACTTCCACCACCGGAGGTTCCAATCTCACTGGTGGTGAACTGGACAGGGTTGGAACTACCGGCGCATACGGAAACCGGCGAGCCTTTCGGCTCCCCTGCCCAGCCCACCATAATTCTGGCGTGCGTGAGCGCGGACGATAAAAAAGACGCTGGCGCGTCATATATCGCCGTATGCAATTCCGGGGTTCCAATCCCGACACCCGCTTTATAAGGTGCCAGAACAGTGTAACGTCCCGAAATTGCAGAATCAATATTTAGGCTTGAAACATTCATATGCTTACTGGTATTTTTACTAACGCAAATGTTCTTGGATGTTACTGGCTTACTTCTTTTGTGAAGTTGCCTTTACTAACGTTGAGCGAGCCGGGTCACTACCCGGCTTTTTTTCACCGCTGCCAACCAATAACCTGAAATAACCCCATTTTCGGGTGATACCAGCGAGTCCCTCGCGGTTCTGCTTCCTCCATAACCCGATAAAAAGCAGCCATAAACGGTTCCACAGCAACAATTGCGCGACGTGACAACAATCCGTCCGGCGTCATGAACTCATGGGTGTCTGTAGGAATTTGATAGGCATTCACCAGATTGCGGCATTTATCATCTGACAAACCGGTTTTTGCTTTCAGTTGGCGATATCCGGCATAGCCCTCACGAATGGTACCCCTTTTGATTTGCTCAACTGTTTCGGCAACATGGCTGACTTTTTCTTCCACCTGAGTGATCCGTTTCTGCTGACGAACGGCTTCAAGAGCCATCGCAGCAACCATTTCAATTTCGCTCATTGGCTTACGGATCTGTTCTTCCAGTTCACGCCAGCGATCTACCAGGCGAGCAGTGAATTCAGGGCAGAGCTGTGCGACGACAATGATGCTGTCGCGCTTACCTTGTTCTCCTTCAAACAGGTAATGCTCATATTGAACTTTAAAACCTAAGTTATTGATTTTCTCGGAAACAGCCATTGGCGGTTTCCGGATGATGTTTTTAGCAACCAGGCGTTCGATACTACGTTTAACATCTGAGTGCTGACTACCCACCAGCTCTGCGATCTCAACGCTGGTCATGGATGCTTTGTCGTTAAAAATTGCGGTGTTCACTGCCATCTCCTTACGGATAAATTCTTTTAAGATTCCGCACATTCGTACTTATTGGTGCCGAACCTTCCTTCAGTTATCCTTTTGATCCCTATAAACAAAAGAACCAAAGGAGGTTCGACATGAAAGTTCAGGCCGTTGGTTTATTCTGGTTTCGCGATGCGATTCAGTATCATGAGCTCAAAAATATTTTTACTGATGCTGATGTGCTCTCCGACAGTTACACCGAGTGGAAACACGACGCTGAAAAATTGATTAAGCGTGTCGAAAGAAGCGGGCAACGAGTTATTAAAGTTGAAGCGGATACAGCCGAGTTCATCACCTGGTGTACAAGCGAAGGCATTGGAATCAATGCCGAAGGTAGAATGCAGTTCGCATCCTTTAAGGCTTACCAACAACTTCTCAGCGAACGCTAATGTGATTGGGGCAATCGAAATGGTTGCCCCATCGTATTTAATAGTTATTTTTTCGCTCATATCACCACCATCACTTCTCCTCCCCCGTGTGCGCTAAGCTTGGGTGTGTATATGGAATGTTCGGATCCAGATGGCAGAGAATGGCAACATCCTCCGGAACGCCCCGCGTTTTCCACTTTCCAACTCCCTGACTACCACGAGGCTTTCCTTTCTTTGGAAACCTACGGCCAATAGCGGCATTGGTTTTAAATTGAGTTTTTAATATTTCATAAAGGGTCATTCTTTAGCCTCACACCGGATACTCTGTTATCCAAGAATGTTAAACGCGAGAATCCAAAGTATCAAGAAATTCTGTTACTTTAGTATCAACAGCCATGAAAGGAGAAGAAAAATGAAGTCTTTAGGTGAACGCCTCATCAACGCACGACAAAAAGCTGGGTTAACGCAAGATGCGTTGGCTAAAAAAGCAGGGGTCACCAGAGTTGCAATCAGTAAAGCCGAGCAAGGCCTTACAAAAAGTTTCAACGGTGACACCCTTTTTAAAGTCGCAGCTGCACTGCAGTGTTCACCGCAGTGGCTTCAGAACGGAGATGAAAAAGATAAGCATTGGGAAAATAATGTTAAGAGCTGCCCACAGAGAGACACAGCACACTCTTACCCTGTAATTAACTGGGTTCAGGCAGGATTATTCGCAACTGCTGGTGATGACTACAACATGTATGATCAGGATAACTGGAGGCATTCTGTAAAATACGCTGGTGAGAGGGGGTTCTGGCTGGAAGTGCACGGAGACTCAATGACTTCGCCCGTAGGAATAACATTTCCTGAAGGAATGTCGATCCTTGTCAACCCAGATAAAGAAGTTTTTTCAGGGTGTTACGTCATCGCCAGAAAAAAATCCACCAATGAAGCAACATTCAAAAAATATATTTCTGAAATGGGAAAGGCGTTTCTAAAGCCCCTTAATCCACAATATCCAATCATAGAAATGGACAATGATTGCGAAATAGTAGGTGTTGTAGTTGATGCCAGGTGGGATATTTTCTGACCAGACTCAAAACACAAAAAGAAACCAAAGTATCAGAAATCACTTGCCACACCTTGATACCTTAGTTACCATAAAACAAAGTTCGTAACTGAGGTATCATCTCATGATCAATAAAGCTACAACTCTTGACTGTCTTGAAGAACTGAAAAACCTCGGCAGTCTCATTACACTAATAGCCAAAGCAACGCCAGATGCTACGCTCTCTGGCGATATCGAGTCATGCGCAGGACTGGCATGGGATATGACAAATAGCATATCCAGAAAGCTATCGTCAGCAATGCTTTTACAGAACAAAAATTCTGCAATCAACAACCGTCTTCGCACCCAACGCGAAGCCTGCGGTTTAACAACCGCCGAACTCGCCAGGCTGCTCGATCTCGATGAAGAAATTATCATCCAGTGGGAGAGCGGAGAGTATGAACCAACCATCAGTATGCTTATCCCACTGGCAAATGTTCTTGGCTGTGATCCGATGCGGCTGTTAACTGGCGAGGTTACTCCTCCGGAGCAACCAAAAAGTGAGGAGCAGCAACACCATGACGCATCTCAACAAGTTTGCTCCTTATCTCGCGAAGCTCTTCTACGGAAGAACCAATACCAATGGTGACATAATCGCCGCTTCGCCCCTCAAGGTACATGCGAACATTTTTATCAATCATTGCGGAAACAGTCTCAATATGAAAACACTTCTGAGACTCGCTATATAGCAGAACATATAAGTCAGCTGAGGAAGCCATGAAAAAGTTCGAAAACATAACTGTTCTCCATGTTGATGACTTTGATTATACAAACCCGGAACTTCTCCCGGAGGTTGTAAAGGCAATAGATGTTGCCGATATAGTGATTAGAGGAAAGAGAATTGTCAAAAACAGGCTCGCATGCACTTCAGGAGCAATGACAGAAACAACCTCACAACAAGATGATTATGAAGGCATTTGTCTGGAGCCGGACTCATTTGCGGTAAATGTTTATCATTTATTGCATGCAACACAGGTATTACATATGTCCAGTAATCACGAAACAAAAACACTTGGCAGCGAAATTCTGAATTTTGCATGTGAATATGCAAAATCTGCTGCCGAAAAAGAATTAGCGCAATAACAATAAATATTCCCTGAATGTTTATTACGGTTTTATCGCCGGGGATTGTTGCAACCTTTATTCGCAGGAGATTATGTTATGACCTTCCTGAAACATAAGGCATCGTATAAAACTGCCTGCCTCATTGCACAACATGAAGATTCTTATCTTCATATAGCCAACCTGTATTTGCGCAAAGCATATGGGAGATAAATAAATGAAAGGAAAACAACAGAACATAACACATAAAAAAGTAAGAGTGTTGCTAACCATTGAAAATGGTGAAGTAATTTACTCAAAACATCTGTTGGATAATGAATTCGTTGGCTGCATGGATACATTTCTGTGGATGGCAAAAAGAGCGGGTTACACGATTATTCCACCGGCAAAGGAGCAAACATTATGAATCATTCAGAGTTCCGACCAGAAGTTACGCCACATGGCATAAAAATTGGCAATACAACCATTGATTATGTTGAGGCCGTACAGCGGCTTAATGATGGTGAATACGATTATCCAAATTCTCACGGTTTAAGAATTATGCAATGTATTGCTGAAGCCGATGATGCCGGATTACTGGGACGATTTTCAGTCGATATGAAGATTGCTCAATGGCGATGGCTGTATGTGACGACGTTTATAAATGAAGAAGAAGGCAAGAACGGCACCATTGATATCCCTAACGATAACGGAACTACAGATCGCGCTGTTATTTATAAGGGGAAGCATGGTTGCATGAGTATATACCCAGGACCACTTCGCATTGCCCTGCAAAACCATGTCGAATGGGGATTTATTGAAAAATATGGCGAAGCTGAAGGCATGGGGCGAGTTCTGTTTCTCTATCAAAATATGCTCATCGCAGATCCTGATAATGGTTTCATTGTTTCTGCTATGGGGCGCGAAGGGCTTGAACTCCTTCTGGATGAAATGATTAACGACCTGAATACTCATGGTATGCCAGAAGCGCCAGTGACACATTAAATATTAAGAAGAAAATAATTCTTCCAGTTTTTTACTAACCGTTTGTATGAAAAGCAACCGTGAATTAAACAGAGTAAAACTGATTTTAATCCTTGCCACAGTACTGACACTAACTGAAATCATTATTCTCTTTATTGTGCTGTCAGTCGGTTAAAAATATCGGGATACCACAGACCAATGAGACTGTATTTCACAATAGTAATTTTACTGGCAATTATCGCATGTATTTACGGATTACTTGTTCCGTTCCTTATATCCATGAAGGATACGATAGCAGTTATTTCTGGCTTTGCACTGGCGTTTCTGACCCCGCCCTGCATTTATGCCATTTACAAGGGTCTTTCTTTCACTAAGGATAAAAGATGAAAAAAATTATTTTTGCTTTAGCCATTGTTCTGCCGACTATTGGCCTTGTCGGTTGCGATCGCGTTGAACCAGGTAATGTTGGCATCAAGGTAAATAAACTGGGCGACGACAAAGGCGTCGGTGAGGTGGTCGGTGTTGGTCGCTACTGGACTGGCTGGAATACTGAAGTTTACATCTTCCCCACCTTCAAGCAAATGAAGACCTACGATGAACCGTTCAGTTTCCAGATGAGTGACGGTACAACCATCGGCTATCACATTGGCGTGGCCTACAAAGTTGATCCATCCAAAGTTACCACGGTGTTTCAGACCTACCGCAAAGGCGTGGATGACATTACCGACACTGACCTGCGCCAGAAGATCGCCGACGCACTCAACCGACTGGCCAGCAAAATGACCACTGACAAATTTATCGACGGCGGCAAGTCTGAGCTGCTGGATGCAGCCCTTAAAGACATTCAGGCAGAAATGACGCCCATCGGTATTCAGGTAATGAGTCTCTCATATGTGGGTAAGCCGGAGTACCCGCCAACCGTTATCGACAGCATTAATGCCAAAGTCACGGCAAACCAGAAGACCCTGCAACGCGAACAGGAAGTAAAACAGCGCGAAGCGGAAGCCAACATGTTGCGCGCGGAAGCTGCCGGACAGGCTGACGCCATTCGCACAAAAGCCCAGGCCGAAGCCGATGCTATTCGTTTACGCGGTGAAGCTCTGCGCCAGAACCCTGGTGTTATGGAACTGGAAGCCATTAATAAATGGAACGGCACACTGCCGCAATACATGACCAGCGGTGCCAGTACACCATTTATCCAGGTTAAATAACTTATACGCCCGGCAGACCGCCGGGCTAAGGGAAAAGCAGATGAACACCCATAATGCCCAACCGCAAATAATGAACTATGACCCGAATCTGACGTCATGCGGACGTATGGCAAAACAAACCGTTCGATTAACTTTCGGGTTATGGGAATACCGCGAAACATTCGAAGTTACTGTCGGCGGCAATCTGACCGGACTGGATGTTATCAGTTGCGCTATTGAAAGCCTGTACGCAACACTGCCTTATGAAGAAGTCGAGGATGAGCGCACAGGGGGAACAGATATCATGGCCACCATTAATATTGGCGAACTGATATGTCAGGATGAAGACCTGTCCGGAGAACTCTGGCTTGCCGGGATGCTTATCTCAGCAGAAATTATCAGTATTGAACCCGCTACAAACATACGGCTCTGAAGTTCTCACTATTCAGAGAGCAGGAGAAAAAATGTTCGCTTTGATTAATCAGGGACAACTGTATACCGACAGTGCCGGTTACCCGGTAAAAATTATTCGCTGCATAAATAACACTGTGTTGTACAGAAGAATGGATGGGCGAACACAGTCGGTAAAAATAAACGATTTTAATGAACTGTTTGAACGGCTCGATCACCAGAAATACCGACAAATTCTGGCAGAAACAGAACAGGAAACTCATCTGAAAAAATTACGGGTCATGAAAAGGAAATAAAGAATGAATAAAGCGTTTGAGCTATGGGTACGCCAGCGTTACGGCAATCGCTATGACCTGACGCGAGATGTTGACGGTTTCTACAGCCGTGAAATTGTGAAACGAATGTTTGAAGTGTGGTGCCACTGCCGTGGGCTGAGTGTTGTGTGAGGTAATGCATGGGCAATGTGATTCAACTGGCTCCCAATGAATGGGTTTGTGAAAGCGTTCTTATCGCAATTACCGGGCTCAAACCAGGCACAATTCTCCGGGCCCGGAAAGAATGCTGGATGGTAGGAAGAGAGTATATTCACGTATCACCAGACGGTAATCCAAAGCCATCCAGCGAATGTATGTATAACAGAAAAGCAATAGATGCCTGGGTCGCTTCAATGAAAAACAAACAACCTGGGTGATTTAATGCCATGAAGTATGTAAGCTCGTATCGCTCTTGGGCGTCTGGAGGTATCAATGGATAAAGTCAAATATCCAACAGGCGTCGAAAACCACGGTGGCACATTACGCATCTGGTTTAATTTTAAAGGTAAACGTGTCAGGGAAAATCTTGGTGTCCCTGACACTGCCAAGAACAGGAAGATCGCCGGAGAGCTGCGGACATCTGTATGTTTTGCTATTCGTACAGGAAACTTTGATTACGCTGCGCAGTTCCCTGACTCTCCTAACCTCAAGGCTTTTGGGGTAAATAAAAAAGAAATTACGGTGAAGGAACTTGAAGAAAAGTGGCTGGATCTGAAACGAATGGAAATCTCTGCAAATGCATTCAATCGCTATGAATCCGTTGCAAGAACGATGGTTCCGAAAATTGGAGGCAGCAGACTGGTGTCATCGGTAACTAAAGAGGAATTGCTGTATATCAGGAAAGATTTGCTGACCGGGTATCAGAATTCAACGAAAAACAAAGCAGCAGCAAAAGGACGGAGCGTCGTTACTGTAAATTATTACATGACGACAATCGCTGGAATGTTTCAGTTTGCTGCAGATCACGGTTACTTAGAAGCAAATCCCTTCCAGGGAATTAAGCCTCTTAAAAGAGCCAGGGCAGAGCCAGATCCGCTAACTCGTGACGAATTTATTCGCCTGATAGATGCTTGCCGACATCAGCAGACGAAAAACCTGTGGTCATTGGCTGTGTACACAGGAATGCGTCACGGTGAACTGGTCTCCCTGGCCTGGGAAGATATCGATCTGAAAGCAGGAACTATTACTATCAGGCGCAATTATACGAAACTCGGTGAGTTCACTCTACCTAAAACTGAAGCAAGTACAAACAGGGTTGTGCATCTTATCCAGCCTGCTATCAGTGTCCTGAAAAATCAGGCTGAAATGACAAGACTGGGTAAGCAGCACCACATCAAGGTTCAACTACGTGAATATGGGCGTTCAGTGAATCATGAATGTACTTTCGTATTTAACCCCCAGGTGGTTAGAAAAAGCAAACAGGTCGGTTTTATCTACAAGGTAGATTCCATTGGCGACTCATGGGAAACAGCCATTAAGCGTGCGGGCATCAGGCACCGGAAAGCATACCAGTCACGACACACTTATGCGTGCTGGTCATTATCTGCCGGAGCAAACCCAAGCTTCATTGCCAGCCAGATGGGCCATGCAAGTGCCCAGATGGTGTTCAATGTATACGGAGCATGGATGACTGACAGTAATGCAGAACAGATCGCAATGCTGAATCAGAAGCTGGCAGATTATGTCCCAATGATGTCCCATGGTCACCAAAGTGACACAAGAGACTTATTAAAATCAGTGGGTTAG